CCTATCCCCTGTGTGCCTTGGCAGTCTCAGCCTCTCTATGGGCAGTCGGTGATCCGTCGTTGTGCAGGCACACGAGCAGCTCGCCTCGGTAGTCGCTGTCAATCACTCCGGCTGCCGTTGGCCAGGCGCAGGCCGTGCTTGAAGCCGTGGCCGCTGCGGCTGTAGACCATGAGGGCGTAGCCCCAGGGCACCTCGAGGGCGAGGCCGGTGCGCACGATGGTGCTTTGGCGGGCGTAGACGAGGGCGGGCTCGGCGGCGTGGAGGTCGAAGCAGGCGGCGCCTTCGGTGGCGTAGGTGGGCACCTGGGCGGCTGGGTGAAGGGTTTGGATGCGGAGTTTCATGCGGGCTGGGTGCTGGGTTGGGTGATGTGGTGAACGGTGAGGCCTTCGGCGCTGTTGATGAGCTGGTCGACCTTGAGGGCGCCGGTGCCGATGGCCCAGGGGCTGCACTGGTCGAGCAGGCGCTGGCAGGCGTTGAGGCCGCTGGTGATGGCGAGGCGGTGCCAGGGCTTTGTTCGCCGGGCGTTGGCGGCGAGTTCGGCCAGGGCGGTGGGCCATGGCCGGCGACGATGGCGCATGTCGGGCGCGTCTTGGGGCAGCTGGCAGGCGCGGGCGGCGTCGGCGGTGATGTAGGCGAGCCGGCCGGCGTGGTGGATGAGCGCTGCGTCGTTGGCGCCGATGAGCGCGTGCAACATGGCGTCGGTTTGCAGGGCGCGGAGGTCGGCAACGATCTGGCGCTTGATGATGGCGGCCGCGACGGGGTTGCGCAGCGGGTTGGCGAGGTGGCGGCGGGTCATGTTTCTTCGATGGCAAACAGATCCTGTGTCTGCTCAGTCTCAGCGGCTTGCAGGTTTCGCGCGGCTTGCTGGTAGTAGCTTTGCTTCAGTTCGGCCCCGACAAACTTGCGTCCCATCTGGATAGAGACAAAGCCCTCCGACCCGATGCCGGTGAAAGGGGATAGCACTACATCGCCAGGGTTGGTCCACAAGTCAATGCCGCGCCGGATGACTTCTAGTTGCAACGGACAGATATGGCGTTCGTCGTCATGCTCGCGGGCGCTGCGGTATTGCAGGGTGTCGGATGGGTCTATGTCCATCCATACCGGGCTGGCCACCTTTTGCCACTTGTCCACCGGGTACTGTTCCGGGGTGTGGGTCACTTTGTCCACCATTTCGCCTGGGGCGCGCATCGTCACCAGATAGTCTGGGATGCCTTGGCGTGACATGCAGGCGTTGGTTCGCACGGTCTTGTGCAGCAGTCCCAAGGCCTTGGTGCGCTGCATGGAAGTCACTGGGTCTTTCCAGATGCAGACCTCAGATGCGTAAATGAACCCGTGCTTCTGGAATGCCCGGATCAGGTCGCCGCGAAAGTCTTTCAAGCCGATGTAGCCGTCACGTTCTTTGCTGGTAGGCATCAACATGCAGTGAAAGCTGACGTTATGACCAGGCTTCATGACCCGACGTAGTTCGGCCACCAGAAATTCGAAATGTTCGAAGAACTCTTCGTCGTTGCGCACGTTGCCCATGTCGCGTGGGCTGTTGCTGTATGTGTACAGGCTGGCGAACGGCGGGGAAAAGATGGAGTAGTCAATCGAGGTATCGGGGATGCCTTTGATGACTTCCACGCAATCGCCGTTGTAGATGCTGAAGTTCTCGCCATGGGTTTGGTCTATGACGTTCATGCTTGCCTCAAAAATGACGGCAGGTTGATGGCCTGCCTGGGTTGGTATTCGTTGCTCTCTCGGGTCTGCCCGAACAGTTCGGACTTGACGGAATCCAGCACTTCGGTGGCCAGTGCTTCGGCCATTTGTTTGGCGTCTTGCTCTTTGCGCTTGAGGTTGGCCACAATGGACCCTTCCTGCTCACTGGCGAATATGTGGACATGCACATCGCGCTTTTGGCCGAAGCGGTAGCACCGGCGCACAGCCTGGTAATACGCCTCCCAGGAATCCGTCACCCCAACGAATGCGACGTTGCGGCAGTGCTGCCAGTTCAGACCCCATCCGGCGATGGATGCCTTGGTGACCAGCACGCGGATCTTCCCGTGGGCAAAGTCGTGCAGGCGTTGCTCCTTGGTGGCTTCGTCGTCTGCGCCGCGTATCTCCACCGCATCGGGTATGGCTGCTCGCAGTGCATCGCCTTCAGCGTTCAGGTCACACCAAATTACCCAAGGTTCATCACTTGCGTTGACCAGTTCAGCGCAGGCTTTGACGCGCTGCTCTAGGCTGTTTTTGCGAGCGTTTCGGCGCTCCATCAGGTCGGTGGCTTCCATGGCGAATAGAAACCCGGTTTCCTGCTGGTCGTGGTCCGATTCGACAGTGTGCTGGTGTACCTGCAAGGGCGGCAGGTTGTAGGCCGATGCGTCATAGCCCAGATCAGCAGGGCTTCGTAACATCACCCCCCAACTGGCCACCCAGCGCCAGAAGATTTGGCGGGCATGGCCTTTAATGCGCCATGTCTGGGTGTCGCCGCCGTCATGCACAAAGAACTCGGCCAGCATTTCGGCGCGGGTGCGGATTCCTAAAAACTCAGCATGGGTGCCAAGTTCTGTCCAGTCGTTCGGGGCTGGGGTGGCGGTGGCACACAGCCGGTAAGGCGTAAGACGGAAGGCGTCAAGCAAGGCCTGTAAGGTTTTGCTGGTGTGGTGTTTGATGACGCTGGATTCATCCAATACAACCCCAACGAACCGGCTGGCTTCGAACTTGTGCAAGCGGTCGTAGTTGGTGATGTTGATGCCTGGTCGCACATCTTCAGCTTCGTGTGCATGGGTGATCTTCACCCCGACCGCTGCGGCTTCCTCGACCGTCTGCTGGGCCACCGCCAGAGGTGCCAGTATCAGAACGTCGCCCCCGGTTTCACGCTGCACCACATCGGCCCAGGCGACCTGCATGCGGGTTTTGCCCAGGCCAGTATCGGCAAAGATGGCGGATCGGCCGCGGCGCAGTGCCCATTTGACCAAAGCTACCTGATGCGGGAACAGGCCCTCTATTAGCGGCACGTCTTTGGTAATGCCAACGGGCGGCACGGCCATCAGTTTGGTGCGGACAAATTCGCTGTAATCGTTCATGGCAGGTGACTCCACGTTTCTCTGCTGAGGATCTTTTCCAGGTTGCGGCGGTGGATGCCGTAACGCTGGCAGAGCGCGGCGTTACTGAGGTTTTCGCGGATGTGCTTGAGCAGGGCGGCGCGTTGGCGGGCGGCGCTGCGGATGTCGATTACGTCCAGGTCCATCAGCTTGGCCTGCGGCAGGTCTTGGCCGCGAGGTTGAAACTCAGTGCTGCGCTGTTCATATTCCTGCCGGCTCATTCGCGTCGGCATCGCTACTTCGGATAAATGGGCCATAGTTTCAGTCCCTCGCATTCCCACGCTTGTCGGCCAGCTGCCCGACGCAGCCGTGCACGGGTGCCCGGTAGGGCTTGACGGTGCCGTCTGCCTGCAGGCTGCCGTAGCGTTTAGGTGCTCGCCTTCGGGGCGGGCGGTTTCGTTGGTCCAAGGCTCGGGGATGTAGGTGTTTTCTTTTTCATGGGCGTGAAAAGCCCGCTCGGTGGCGGGCCAGGGGGGTTGAATGGGGTGGTCGTTCAGTTATTGAGGGCCGTCTATTTCAGGAGCCGCCCCCTGTCGCTACCCACCGGCGTGAACTCACGCGCGGGCGCTGGTGGTTCGCCATATCTGCTTTTTGCCAAGTGACCGTTGCTCGGCTCGGGTAATGGCTCCCCCGCTGTGTGTTGGGTCAGGCCAGGGCTACGGCGCCCTGAATGTGGTTGATGAGTGCCACACAGATGCGCGGGAACTGGCTTTCGGCGTAGAGCACCGCGGCCTTTTCCTTGCCCACCGGCTGGAAGCCCAGCTCGGCCAGGCCGGCGGCGGTGATCTGGATGGGCGACAGGCGCTCGTTGATCTGGCCCAGCTTGATCGTGGCGACTGCCTCGCCCACCACCACCGGAGCCGGTGCAGCTACTACCGGAGCGGCGGTTGCTGCCTTCTCCACCACCTGGGCGCCTTGGCTGCGGCTTCGGCCTCGCGGGCTTTCCGCGCGGCTTCGGCCTGCTCTTCGCGCTGCCGGCGCTGCTCTTCCGCCTGCTTGTGCGCAGCAATGCGCGCGGCCAGTAGGTTGGCAAAGTCCTCGGAAGGCTTACCGGCCACATACGCCAGGTCAGGGAACAGGAAACCCCAGTCGTGCGCCTCGCCGCGCAGCGTCTTGATGTTGGCCTCCATCAAGTCGGCCAGCTCGTTGGCGGCGATCTTTGCCCGAGCCAGTTCGGTGTCCACCGCGTCCTGGATGCTGGCCAGGCTGCGCTTGCCTTTGATGGCGCCTGCAAAGTCGGCGCCGATCACATTGGGCAGCGTCATGCCGATGCGGGCCGACAGCTTGAGGGCGTGCGCCCGCAGTGCCGACTGTGCCGCGGCAACGATCTGGTTGCGCAACTCTTCCTTGCGGGCCTTGACCAGTTTGTCCAGCTCCAGCCGAACCTTGCGAGCCTCGGCGCTGATGTCGTCAATGGTCTTAAACAACTGGTCGATGCTGGCCGTCTGGGACAGGGCGTGTTCCTTGGCGGCTTTCAGGCGCGATTCCACCTCTTCGCACCACTTCACCGATTGCTCGGCGTCGGCAAAGTCCTGGTCGGTCGTCAGATCGCGGTTGACGCCCCGGATGGCCGTCAGGGCGGTTTCCTTGAACTCGGCCAGGTTCGATGCCGTCACCATGCCGGTGACTTCGATGCGCAGGGCGGGCAGGGTGTCGGGCGCCTTGCCGGTGGGCTTTGCCTCGGCCACAGTGCTGGGCACGTAGGCGGCCAGGTCGGCGGCAAACTGTTTCCAGCCAGCGATCAGCGCGGCGCGGCGCTCGGGCTTGCTGAAGTAGCGGCACACCAGGGATTTCTCGGCCGTGCCGTCGCTCGTGGCGAACAGGATGTGCTCTGCCCCGGACACCAGCATCTGGTGCTCCATCTGCCAGCAGTGGTAGATAGGCGGCTCGCCTTCCATCTCGATGACGGCGGCATTGGTTTCGCTCCAGAGCTTGTGCTCGAAACCGATGGAGTAGTCCATCGTCAAGCCGTCGAAGCTGGCCAGCAGCAGCATGCCGTCCAGTTCGATGGAGCCTGTCACCGGATACAGGTCGTCGCCGATGATGTCCTCGGCGATCGGGCGGAATTGCGCCTCGGTGGCGTGGCCGTTATCGAACAGGCGCTGCGTGGCGGCTGGGACTTCGGGCGCCAGGCCGGTGTGTTTCTGGTGCAGCAGTTCGGTGCGGGTCATGTAGGGGCTGCACCCCATCATGGCCGGCGCCTCGCTGGCGGTGAATGCGGTGGCGCGCAGTTGCAGCCACTCGGGCGAACCTTGGATGACGTTGTGAACCTTCATGGCTTACTCCATGTCTTGAACGAATTGATCGGTTTCGCTGGGCACGTCGATGACGCCCAGGTTGCGAATGGCGCGGCGCTGCTCTTCGCTGAGCGCGGCCTTGCTGCTCAACATCGCCTCGATGTCGGCCGGCGTTTTCTGGCCAGACTCCACAAGCCCTTGCCATTTGGGCAGGTTGGCTTCAAAGCGATCAGCGGGGTAGGACTCCAGGGCGGGGCGGGAGGTCTGCGCCTGTTGGATTTCACCGGTGGCCGGGTCGATCTGCTTGGGTGGCGCGTCGTGGTGCGGCAGGTCTTGCGCTTCCTCGCTGACCATCATCCCGCCCAGCGCGGCGGGGTACACCGCGCGGATGCCCTCGGCAATGCACCGGGCGCGCAGCATGGCGCGAGGGTAGTTCTTCCAGTTGTCTTTGCCCGTCAGGCCAGCTTTCTTGGCCTGCTCAAAGGTCCACTGGATGCGCAGCTTGCCGCCCGCTTTGTGCGCGAAGCTGGCGTCGGCAATGGTGTCGGACAGTTCGTGCCATTCGACCGTGCCGCCCATTTGCTGAAACCGGGCCAGGACACTGTGGGTCTTGCGCGCAGCCTTGCCCTGGATGATGTCGTAATCCTGGGTGATGGTGGCAGGGTGCTGTCCTTCGGCTTGGGCGACAAGCATCAGGGCCAGGGCTTGGTCTGGCGTCTTCATGCCGAACAGGCCGGACTTAGCGATGGCTTGGGCCATGCCTTGAACGTCTTGGAAGGGGATGATGTTGCTCATTTCGGTTTCCTTCATTGATTGACCGCGACGACCTCGCCGCGACGACTGATGCAGACCAGGGAGCCGGAGGCGTCCCATAAATGCGCGGCCTGGGGGCCGTGCAGCTCCTTGCAGAGGTCACGGGCGCCGGCCTCGCGGCGGGCTTCGGCCTTGGCGGCCTTGATGGCGTCGGCCTGGGCGGCGGTGTAGGGCTGCGGTTCGTCCAGCAGGTAGCTGGCGCCGAGCGCGACTGTGAGAAACGCCAGCAGGGCCAGGTTGATGAGTCGGTGGGCGGTCATGCGTCGTACTCCGTCGAGGGCTGCATGGCGGCCCGGTTGATCTGTGCTGAGTGGCGTTCGTAGTGGTTACGGATGTCGATGTGCTGGCAGGAGTCGAGGGCGGGCAGGATGTTCATTCCATCGAACATCACTTCGTCGATGTAGTCCAGCTCGTAGCCGTTGGTTCGGCCCATGACGATGACCCGGGCGCCGGCCATGCCGATGGTCATGGGGAAAAACACCGGGCCTTCGTAGTCGTGCGGGCTGCTGGCGCTGGGGCTGCGGCCGCCCCAGGTGGCGGGATCGCCAAAGCCGGGCATTGCTGCGTAGTTCATGCTGCGCTCCAAAAAAAGCCCCCAGGCTGTGAGGGCGCTGGGGGCGAAAACCCCGGCTTTTGGGCCGGGCAGGGAGGTAAGGATTGGCAGCCGCTCGCATGAAGCAGCGTGTGCAATGTCAACAACCAAAGGAGACCACGGCGCTAACCCGTGGCGCGGCTACCAATCAAACCGTCTCGCCGCTTGAGGCGGCTTGATTGGTGGCACTCTTGCGAATGCCGGTCGGGCTTTGCTGTTCTTGGCATCCCGGAATGCCTCAACACGTACTTTGTGACGCCCGTTTGTGCTGGCGCTGTCCCTGGGGCCTTCAGAGTGGTGGAGATTGGACTACCCACTGCGCTACGGTATGCCTTCGCGCCTCTGCCTTCGCCTTGCTGCCGTCTGATGCTTTTCGCTGCGGCATGGGTGAATTATGCGAAGCCGTATAAAACAAGTCAATACGTAAACGCATAAAAAGTCGGAAAAAACTACGTAGTCGCATACGTAGTGCGTTCCGGCCAAGAAAAAACCCGCCGAGGCGGGTGGTGTGTGGCGGCTGTGCGGGGCTAGAAGCGCCCAACCCAAGCCAGCAAGTCGGCCGCCGCCGCGATGGCCAGCAACCAGACGACGATGTGCCCTAATTGGATGAACACGTCAGGTCAACAGAATCTGTGCGATGACGCCCAGCACGGCGCCGACGGTGATGCCGAACCCGGCCTGGTATCCCTTGAATTCGGACCAAATGAAGCCGGCCGCTGCACCCAGGAGTACGAAGAAGATGCCGCCGCCGGTGGATGCGCTGGCGCCGTCGTACTCCACGTTGCCCATGCCGCCGAACCCGGCTTGCACCACCAGAGGGATCAGCGCGAAAAGCAGTGCGATGTGTTTTTCATGTTCTCCCTTTTTGCCTTCAGTGGCGACTCTTTATCTTGCGGCGCGGCACTTCGTGGGCCACGTAGTAGCACCAGGTCACGTCCTCGCGCGGGTACTCCAGCACCTGCGGATCGTTGAAGCTGCCCAGCCGATACCCGTGGCGCCGTGACAGCAGGCGCTTGATGAGGGTGTGGCCTGAGTTGAGGCGCACCAACACGCAGTCCTCCAGCTCGGGCTCGGTGCCCGGCTCGACCAGGACGAAGTTGCCGTCCTCAAACTTGGGGTACATGCTGGAGCCCTCCACACGTACCAGGAAGGCGTGCGGGTCGGTGCTGTGCACCTCTGCAAACTCGTCGGTGATTCCTACGGGGTGGTCCCCATCCGTCCAGATTCTTTCAGGCATGCCGCCTTGGCCCTTCCCTACGACCCACACCTTTTTGGAGGTGCTTGGATTGCTGACAAAAGCGCCGGCCACCCCAAATGTGGCCACAGGGGGCCCGAAGCGCGCGAGAGGTGATGGCGCGGTGGCCCGCGCGAAGGTGGGTAAAGGTTTACCCTGCTCGATCATATCAAGCAGTTCGCGTGCCAGTTCCTCGTCGTAGAAGGCTTCGATGTTGACCTTGTAGTGGTCGGCCACCGGCTGGAGCGTGCTGCGCCGCGGCTCTTTGGCCTCGCCGGTGATGAATCGGTGGATTTGGGGCTGCTTTGTGGCCTGGTTGAGTTTGGCTGCCAGCGAGTTCGGGTTGTCGCCGGCGCGGTCCATCAGGGCCTTGAGCAGAGCGCGGGTATTCATGTTGTGACTATGCCAAAGCCATCATGCGGTAGGGACTTGCCAAGTTATACGGAACCGCATAAACTCGCCCGCATGAGCCAAGTCACCGACCTTATCAAGCGCCTCCGCGCGCTTCCCATGTCGCAGTCTGAAATTTCCAGACGCACCGGTATCCCTCAACCGCGCATCTCCCGCTGGGAGTCTGGCGAAGTGCCTACGGGCGCAGACGACGGCCTGAAGCTGGCCGAGCTGCTGAAGTCCGTGAGCCGCAGCCGAAAGCCCGCCAAGGCCTGACCCATGGCCAACGACAAGACCGAGCTGCGCGGACTGGTGCCGCACGACCTGGCTGCTGCCTTGGACGGCATCGCCATGGCCAAAGGCATGGACCGCCACGCCTACGTGGTGCAGGTGCTGGAGGCCGAGGTGAAGAAGGTAACGCATGAGGTCAGTGTGATCGCCCGCGTGCTGCGCGGCAATCCGCTGATGCCGGATGCATCAGGAGGACATGCGGAATGAGCGCTCAACAACTCCCCATGTTTGATGTAGATGAGCCTCGCAGCTTTGAGCAGGACTACGAGGGCTTGGTGATCGAGTTCGCTCGCAAGCACCGTGGCCGCTTCTTTTCCAGCGAGGACGTGACCACCGAGGCGATCCGCCGCGGAATCATTCCGTCGCGCGACTTCCGCTGCACCGGGACGATTTACACGCGGCTGGCCGAGCAAGGCGTGATCCGCCGGCCGGAGCAGGGCGGCTGGTTTCGTCGTGCGTTTGGCAATGGCACGGAGGCCAGGGGATGGGTGGGGGTGTGATGGTTTTGACCACGGCTAGGGTAGCTCCCGAAAAGCAGTTCCATCGCCTGCCTGCCGCTGGCCATTTTTGCGATGCCATGGAGATGGACGTGAGCCCAGAGCAAATCAAGATTGTTGAGCGGTTGCGCGCAGCGGCCAAAGAGCATGGCGAAGTTTGCGACCTGCTGGTCGTGCTGCGCGACTCGTTTGTGGCGGGCGCCTTCATTGGCTCCCAGGAGGAATGCAAGTACCTGAGCGCCGCAATGTTGGCTGCCGACTTTGCGGAACACGACCGTGAAGAAGTGGCCGGGAGGGTTTGATGGCAAGAGCACGAAACATCAAGCCGTCATTCTTCAAGAACGAGCTTCTTGTGGAGATGGGGGCTTTCGACCGGCTGCTGTTCATTGGGTTGTGGTGCCTTGCCGACCGCGAGGGCCGCATTGAGGATCGCCCGAAGCGCATCAAGATGGAGCTGTTTCCGTGTGATGCCTTTGACGTGGACAGCGGGCTGCAAGAGTTGGCTCGAAATGGTTTCGTCACGCGCTACGAGGTTGGCGGTGTGCGCGTCATTTCCATCGTCAACTTTCACAAGCACCAGACCCCGCACGGCACCGAAAAAGACAGTGAGTTGCCGGATGAAACCGGTGCGATGACTGTGCATGAACGGGGCAGTAACGGTTATGTCACTGGTTCAAAGCGGAAAAATAACGTTAAAACAGAAGAAGGTAACGGTGACTCACTGTTAGACACCTGTGACCCACCCGTTAAGACTCAGGGCAAAAACACCCTGAATCCTGATTCACTGAATCCTGATTCACTGAATACCCCCAAACCCCCAGCGAAATCGCCGGGGGTTGTGGAGAGGTTCGAGCGGTTCTGGAGAGCGTACCCCCGGAAGGTTGGCAAAGACGCGGCCAAGCGAGCGTTTGAAAAACGAAAACCGGACGAGCGGTTGCTGGCGGCCATGCTGGCGGCGGTGGCGCTGCAGAGTCAAACGGACGAGTGGCGCAAGGAGGGTGGGCAGTTCATTCCGCACCCGGCGACCTGGCTGAACCAGGGCCGCTGGCAGGACGAGGTGGCGGGCCCAGAGGTGACGAACGCCGCTTGCAACTGGCGTTCGAACCCAATTTTTGCGGGAGCGATTTGATGCGTGGCCACGAACGATTGATCGACCTTCGCCGCGCTGGCAAGGCGCCCCGCACAGTCTTCGTCAACGACTGGAGCTGCGCCACGGACTGGTTTGACAACCCCGGGGATGCGGTGACGATTTGCACCGATGGCGATGTGATCCAGCTGCTGGACCTGCGGTTCCTGGTCGGCCTTCGGGTGAGCATCAGCGCCAAGTCGGAGATCCGCGCCAAGGCTTTGTTTGAGCAGTGCCGCGCCGCAGGCGCCGCCGCTGTGGCCGCCTGCCATGTGCAGGACGACCGGAGGCATTGGGAGCAGTCTGGCTGGTCTCAGGTGTGGGTGAAGCCCGTCCAGGAGGTGGCGTGATGGCTGCGATCTTTGACGACGACATGATCGACTTCAACCTTTACCTGCGCGAGACGGACGCGCAGACGAAGGTGCGGCCGGCATCGAGCTACAAGCAGGCGCTGAAGGACCGGCTGAGGGGCCGGCGTGACCAGCGGATGGTGTATCTGCCCTGGGAGAAGACCCGCGAGAGCTTCGATTTCCGCAAGGGTGAGGTGACGATCTGGGCTGGGCAGAACGGGCACGGCAAGAGCCAGGTGACGAGTCAGGTGGCGCTGTCCCTCATGGGGCAGGGCGAGAAGGTGGTGATTGCCAGCTTTGAGCTGAAGCCGGTGGTGAACATGCAGCGGATGGCGCGCATGTTTGTGGGCATGAACCCGTTTTCGCCGGAGTTTCAGGGCGACGGCGGTATCGAGGCCATCGAGGAGCTGTACGACGAGTTCAGCGAATGGACTGATGGCCGCCTGTGGCTGTACGACCACGTTGGCAGCGTCGAAGGCACAAAGGTTATCGGCATGGCCCGCTACTGCGCCAAGGAGATGGGCATCAACCACATCTTTGTGGACAACCTGGCAAAGTGCGTGAAGGCTGAAGACGACTACAACGGCCAGAAGGCGTTTGTGGACGAGATGATGGTGATTGCCCAGGACTACGGGGTGCATGTCCACATCGTTCACCACCTGAAGAAGCCACCGAAGGAAACCGAGCGGCCTGACAAGGGCGACGTGAAGGGTTCGGGCGCCATCGTGGACCAGCCAGATAACCTGTTTTTGGTGTGGCGCAACAAGGGCAAGGAAGAGGATCGAAAGGAGGGCCGCAACCAGAAGCAGGCCGAGCCCGACCAGATCCTGTTTTGCCGCAAGCAGCGCAACTACGAGGGCAGCGGCGAGGGTGAGCCCACGATTGCGCTGTGGTTCAACCGCGACGCGGGCCAGTACGTGAGCAACGAGGGCGATCCGCCGTTGTTCTTTCCCATTTACCCCCACCACAGGACGCCGGATTACCGATGAACTGCCGCGACTGTGCACACATGGACGTTCGGGGGCTGGCCCAACGCAACAAGGCGCTGGCCAAGGAAGGGTTCGGCTTTTGCCTGAAGCACCCTGGCCGCATCCCGGTGGCGGGCTGTTTTTGTGCCGATTGGAATGAGGCCGCGCCAGAGTCGGTGGAGGCCCGCGAGATGTTTTGGAGGTCGCGTTGAGTCTGACGATCACCCTGCCATGGCCGCCGGCGGGCCTGAGCCCCAACGCGCGCAACCACTGGGCCAAGCTGGCCAAGCTGAAGCGCCAGTACCGAGAGGCCTGCGCCTGGACGGCCGCGAGCCAGGGCGCCCATCCGATGAACGCCGACAAGCTGCACCTGACGCTGACGTTCGTGCCACCAACCCGGCGCCAGTACGACCTGGACAACGCGCTGGCGCGTATGAAGTCGGGCCTGGATGGCCTGGCCGACGCCCTGCGTGTGGACGATTCCAAGTGGTCACTGACGATTCGCAAAGCCCCGGCCGGCGAGGTGGGTGGGTTTGTGCGGGTGGAGGTGGCGCATGGCTGAGCAGCTGGTGATTGAGTTGCACAACCGCCAGCAAGCCTGGGCGGCGATCAAGGCGCAGCTGTTCCCGTTCCTGGCCACGGTGATGCAGGCGGGCGGCCGTTGGGTGCTGACCGTGACCCGGCGCAAGCGCACGCCGAAGCAGAACCGCCGCTACTGGGGCAATGGGGTGCTGAAGCAGGTGGCCGAACAGGCGACCGTGAACGGCAGGCTGTACCCAGCCGAAACCTGGCACGAGCTGTTCAAGCGCAAGTTCATCGGCGTGGTGGAGCTGCCAAACGGTGAGGTGGTGGGGCAAAGCTCCACGGGGCTGACCACGGCGCAGTTCTGCGAGTTCAGCGACCAGGTGGAGGCCTATGCAGCGACCGAGCTGGGCGTGACGTTCTACGACCTGGAGCCGCACGCATGAAAAGCAAGAACAAGCCGGCCCCTACGGCAGCCGAGCGCCGCCATATCGAAAAGCTGGCGCAACTGCCCTGCGTGGTGTGTGACGCGCCGGGGCCCAGCGAGGTGCATGAGCCAGAACAGGGGCTGTGGTTTGCCTCGATGCCCTTGTGCCCGGCGTGCCACCGTGGACCGGATGGCTGGCATGGGACGCGGATGCGCTGGAAGCTGCGCCGCATGAATGAGTTGCAAGCGATCAACAAAGCAGTGGAGATGGTGAGTCAATGACGAAGGACGAAGTAATGGCCATGCTGGCGAGGTTTACCCGTGAGGATGGCGACTGCCTGATCTGGACGGGCAGCACGACCAACAAGGGCCACCCGATGTACCGCAAGCGGACGGTTCGGCAGTGGGTGTGGGAGGCAGACAACCCGCCACTGCCACGAAGCATGGTGGTGTCGTGTACCTGTGGGCGGCCGTTGTGCGTGGCGCACCTGGAAGCCAGGACGAAGGCCCGGGTGGTGCGAGAAGCTGTCAAGCGCCCTGATGTGGTGGCCCGAAAAGTGGCCGGCGGGCACAGGGCCAAAGCCATTCACCCAGGGACGAAGCTGACGCAGGTGCTGGCCGATGAGGTGCGATCGCTCAAGGGCCGGGCTGAGCTGGTGGACGTGGCGGTGCAGTACGGCATCAGTGCGAGCACCGTGAAGAAGGTGTGGTCTGGCGAACGCTGGGTGCCGCTGCAGCAGCAGCGCAACCCGTTTGCCGGCCTGTTCACCGGCCTGGCGGCCAACGAGGGGAGGAATCGGGCATGAGGGTGACAGGCATCGAAGCCCTGGTGTGCAGGGAAATTGCCAAGAGGCAGCAGCTCGGCATGAGCAAGTACGGCACGACCGTGGCAGACAACCCACTGGCACTGATCGAGTGGGTCCGTCATGCCAAGGAAGAGGCATTGGATCTGGCGGTGTACCTGACCAAGCTGGAATGTGTTCTGCAAGCCCAGGAGGACGACGGGAAATGATACGCAAAGGACGTCCCCTGCCACTGGAAAAGCCGTCCACCATGCGTACCGTACTCAGTGCGATTGAGAGCGGCAGTAGAACCTTGAAGGATGTGGTCAAGGCCACTGGACTAAGATACGGGAGGGTTCGGTCGGCCATCCATAACCTGTCGCGCACTGGCGTGATTTCCTGCAAGCGAGACAAGTTGGGTCGCCATGTGTACCACCTGCCAGGGGAGTGGACTGAGCCAATCAATGATGAACTCAAGGGCGTCAGTTTCATCTTCGATGTGAAGATCATCAGGACGGATCTACCCTGCTTTACTACTTCCGACAATAAGAGCAACGAACACCCGTAAGGACTCGTTATGGCAGCACGTTTAAACCGAATGCACTCTGAGCAAGTCAGAGCAAAAATCCAAGCCTCGGCGCTTATCACTCGCCTGCACAACTGTGCGATGGGGAAGGTTGAATTGACGCCGGTACAGGTTCAAGCGATCAACTCGCTCCTAGATAGGTCAGTTCCAAAACTTCAGACGATTCAACACGTTGGAGATGAGGAACAGCCGATCCAGTCCATCACCCGCCTTGAGATCGTCCCGCTGAAATGAGTGGGACTCATCAGATAGCGATTGTCCCCAAGCTGCTGGAAGTCTTTGATGGCAAGCCAGCAGACGTAAGGGGCGCATACGGTGGTCGGGGATCTGGCAAGACTCGATCTTTCGCTACCATGATTGCCGCCTACGGGATGGCATTTGGCTTGGGCGGAGTGACTGGACAACTCCTGTGCGCCCGTCAGTTCATGAACTCCCTGGACGACTCCAGTCTGGAGGAATGCAAGCGAGCCATTCAGGATGACCCTGTGCTGTCCAGCTACTACGACGTAGGGGACAGGTACATCAAGTCCAAGGATGGCCGCATCTGGTTTGCCTTCGCAGGTCTGGACAGAAACATTGCCTCCATCAAGTCCAAGGGGCGCATCCTTATCTGCTGGGTGGATGAAGCCGAGCCGGTGACCGACGATGCATGGCAGACCCTGATCCCCACGCTGCGGGAAGAGGGTGAGAACTGGAACGCTGAACTGTGGGTGACATGGAACCCGAAAAGGAGGACGGCTCCGGTAGATCGGCGGTTCAGGTTCTCCAACGATCCCTTGATTAAGGTGGTGCAGTGCAACTGGCGAGATAACCCCAGGTTTCCGGCCAAGCTGGAGCGCGACCGTCTGAGGGACAAGGAAGAGAACCCGGAGCAGTACGACCACATCTGGGAAGGCGACTACATCGGCACGGTGAAGGGTGCGTATTACGCCAAGGCCATTGTCAGAGCCAGGGAAGAGCGCAGGATAGGCCGGGTCGGACCGGATGAACTACTGACGTACAAAGCGTTTTGCGACTTGGGCGGCACGGGTCAAAAGGCAGACGCCTTCACCATATGGGTCGCTCAGTTCGTTGGGCGGGAGCCTCGGGTGCTGAAGTATTACGAGGCAGTTGGCCAGCCAGCTTCGGCGCACATGACATGGCTGCGAGAAAACGGCTACAACGGGGCCAACACCACCATCTGGCTACCCCATGACGGGGACAAGCAAGACGCCGTATTCGATGTGTCCTACCGCAAGGCGTTTGAGGCTGCTGGCTATGCGGTGGAGGTGGTGCCCAACCAAGGCAAGGGCGCGGCAATGGGTCGCATCAAGTCGGCGCAAAGGGTGTGGCCATCCATCTACATGGACGAGGAAGGCTGCGCCGCTGGGCTGGAGGCTTTGGGCTGGTATCACGAAAAGCGTGATGAGGTCCGCAACATCGGCTTAGGGCCGGAGCATGACTGGTCATCGCACGGGGCAGACAGCTTTGGTTTGCTGTGCGTGGTCTTTGAGTCTGTGGGCCAGAGCGACCCACGGGTTGCACCGATCAAGTACCGCTCCAAGGGGTTTGTGGCATGACCGCTTTACCCGCAAACAAAATAAACGAGCCCCCAGTGCATTGGCGTGGACTGGAGGCTCTAACCAATCCGACTGAGAAGGAGTCATCATGGCTAAGACCGATCTTATCACTCAAGACTTACTCAAAGAACATTTGCACTACGACCCAGAAACCGGGTTGTTCAGAAAAATAAAGACCGCAAAGGTCAATCAAGAGTTTCTTTGGAAAGAAACTGGCAGCATAGGAGGCAAAGGATATCTATACATCAGGTTCGCTGGCTTTTATTGTCTGGCGCACAGGCTGGCATGGTTGTATGTGCATGGTTCGTTCCCAAATGGCTACATTGACCATATCAATGGAGACAAAACAGACAACAGAATCAGTAATTTGAGGGATTGCTCCAACTCCGAAAACCTTCATAACACCGGCCTTTCTTCAAGGAATACAAGTGGCTACAAAGGCGTGTCGTGGAGCAGAAGGGCAAAGAAATACCGGGCATCCATAAAAGTTAACAGTAAGTACCACTACCTAGGCTCATTTGACTCAGCTTATGAGGCGCATTTAGCTTATATCGAGGCATCTAAGAAAATGGTGCCGGGTTTTGGGGGTCCTGGTTGCGCTTTACCACTACATAGACTGCCAGCAGGAGTATCCACATGACACAGCAAGAGCTACAAGACCTCATCCGACTGGTTTGCCAGGGACGCCGTGACGCAGCCGACAAGCTGGCCGAAGTGCTGTTCCCGCTGCTCAAGCAGGAGGAACCGGCTCCCAAAGTCACCAAGCGCAAGGTGGCCGAATGAAGATGCAGGACGACGACCTCCTGCGCGCCCTTCAGGACAAGGAAGAGGCTTCAGCCAAGTACGTCTGGGGTGAACTGGCCACGACCCGTGAGCAGTCGCGCCGGGAATACTACAAGCTGCCCTACGGCAACGAGCAGGAGGATTGGTCGCAGATCGTCGCCTCCGATGTGTCCGACACGGTGGAATGGGTCTTGCCCGCTCTGCTGAAGATTTTCACCAGCACGGACAAGGCGGTGTCGTTCGAGCCTTCACGGGCCAACGATGTGAAGGGCGCAGAGCAGGCCACGGACGCCTGCAACTACGTGTTCTACAAGCAGAACAACGGCTTTCTGATCCTGTACACCGCCTTCAAGGACGCACTCATCACGGGCAACAGTGCGGTGATGTGGCGCAAGGAAGCCAAGGAAAGCGTCATCTCCATCCCGTTCCAGGGTGCTACGGACGAGATGCTGGCCCTGATGCTTCAAGAGGATGGCGCAGAGATTCAGGAGGTCCGCACTGAGCAGGTGGTGGACCAGATGACCGGCCAGGTGATGAACATCCACACCGGGCGGCTGAAACGGATCGAGAAGCGCAACATCGTCAAGGTTGAGGCGTTCGACCCCAACGACCTGTTGGTGGATGCCGAGTGGACTTCCCCTCTGCTGCAAGACTGCCCCTACGTCTGCCGGGTGATGGAAGTTACTTTGTCCGACTTGAAGCTGATGGGTTTCGATGTGGACGAGGAAGACCTGGAAGCCTCCGATCGCAACCTGATGCAGCGCGAGGTGGAGGAAACCGCCTACGACGCCATGACGGAGGATCTGGACACCTCCCAGGCTGATGGCTACCTGCGCATCGAGTTCGTGCTGGTGGACCGCGACGGCGACGGCATTGCGGAACGTCTGTGTGTGTACCGCCTGCAAGACAAGATCCTCAAGATCGAGGAAGTCTCGCACGTACCCATTGCCACGGCCTCTCCCATCCTGAACACCCACCAGTGGGCAGGCATGAGCATGGCCGAGGCGGTGTCTGATCTCCAGAAGCTGCACACCGAACTGCTGCGTCAGACGCTCAACAACCTCTACCTGACCAACAACCCCCGCACCAAGGTGCTGACGGATTCCAACTGGTCCCCGCTGGCGAACATTGACGACCTGCTGGATTCCCGTCCGGGCGGCATCATCCGGGCACGCGATCCCAATGCCATCCAGTCCGATGTGATCCCGTTCGCGGCTGGTGCGTCCCTGCCGATGCTGGAGTACGTCCAGGGGATGCGCGAAAACCGTACCGGGGTGTCTCGCACCTCCATGGGCCTGAACCCGGACAGCCTGAACAACACGGCCACGGGTCGTCAGATCGACCAGAGCGCAGCCCAGCAGCGCATTGAACTGGTCGCCCGCATCTTCGCCGAGATCCTGGTCAAACCCATCTTCCAGGGGATTCTGAAGACCCTGACGGATGGGGGTATTGAGAAGCTGGCCTTCCGCCTGCGCGACGAGTTCGTGGAGTACGACCCGAACGAGTGGCGGGACCAGTACGACATGACCATCCATGTGGGTCTGGGCACGGGCGACAAGATGGCCCAGGCTGCGGCGCTGATGCAGATCATGCAGCTTCAAGAAAAGGGCATGGCGCTGGGCATGGTGCAGCCGAAGCATCTGTATCACTCGTTCAGCAAATTGATCGAGAACGCGGGCTTCAAGGATGTGCAGAGCTTCGCGGTGGACCCGACCACCCTGCCGCCTCAACCACAGCAGCCGCCGTTGCCGATCCAGATCGAGCAAATGAAGCTGCAAGCCGACCAACAGAAGTTCCAGGCACAGATGCAGGCAGACCAGCAGAAACGCCAGATCGAGCTTCAGGCCAAGTTGGAAGAAACCCGCGCCACCTTGGAACTCCAAGCCGCCAACGACCAGCGGGACGCCGAGCGCGAGCAGATGAAGGCGCAAATGGATGCCCAACTCGAGGCGCAGAAGATCGAGTTTGAACGCTGGAAGGTGGAATACATGGCGCAGACGCAGATTTACATCGAGCAGATGAGACAACAGACAGCGCAGCAGATGAACCTTTCTGGCCTGCAAGCTGAGATGCAAAACGGCCTGGGCATCTGAGTGCTTTACCTCTGTGCAAACTGATTCCATGACTGAGCAACAGACCGTTCAACGAGCCACGGAAGCAGCCTTGGTGCTGGACAACCCGGCGTATCAGGAGGCCATGAGCCAACTGAAATCCGTGGTGATTCAGCAGTGGAAAGACTGCCCAGTGCGTGACCGTGAAGGTCAGTTGCTTCTGTTGCAGTTGGCCAAGCTCACCGACAAGTTCGAGTCGATCCTGCAAGGGATGATCGAAACCGGCAAGCTGGCTCAACACAGGATTGATCTGGACCGTGAGCGCAATGAATCCCTTGCCAAGCGGTTCTTGAGGAAAGTGGCTTAACCGGCGATCACCCGCCTTTTTGCGTCCGCAGAGATGCGCCGCGCCTAACCCTGGTGACTTGAGGGTAAAGCAAAGACCTAGAGAGAAAGCGATATGGACGGACACGCTGAAAACGCACCCGATTCCTTGAGCGACCTGGCTTCCTTCCTTTCGGACACTCCCGACGCGGAATCCGAGCAAGAGGAACTGGAGGCCGACACCGAAGAGATCACCGACTGCCCATAGAGAGGCTGAGACTGCCAAGGCACACAGGGGATAGG